TATGAACAATTGTATCCACCTACATGGCAACGGTCCAGTGCAGGACCAGATGTCATTAAGGCTCTCATGCTTGGCATGATGTCTTGATTTAGTACAGCATCTTCTAATTCAACACGCAAGTCAACGGGTAACTTATACTTATGATTAGTTTTTAAATGCTTTTCCATGTAGTCAAAGTATCTTTGTACTGTTTCACTCCATGTCTCTCGTCTTTGTTCGTCTTCTTTCCACCTTGCGTATCTGGATAACGCAATAAAGTTTTGGTAGTCTGTAGGTAAATGATTACTTATCATAGGGTCACTCCTGTATTGTTCTAATGTTACGTATTTTAATTCCTTCTATGTCATACAAGTATTCCTGAAGGCTTTCTTCTAGTTCTTCTGCTACATTCTCGTCAGCAGGAACCGGATATTCTTCTGGGTCTACATCCAATGTAAGAAACATCTTAACTCTTATCATCGTAAAGACCCTCAACTTCAACTATCAACTTGTTCAAATACCATCGTGCTTTTTCCAAGTCTTCAACGCCATTCTTATAACGATAACGCCATAGATATTTCATAATGTTACCCTGCAAATAGTATTCAAATCCATCACCAGTAGCTGCGGCAATAGCTTCTATACATTCAATCTCAGTGTTATTATAATGAGGTGGGCTATCTACCATGTTTACATTTCCATAAACTTCTTTGCCAGCTTTCTCATATCCTTCTTCTATTTTTTCCATTATGTTTTTGTAACTTGTCATTATGCACTCCCTTCTGTTTTTGTACCAAAGTCAATCTTAACTACGTTGCCATCTGTTTCAATGACCCTTGGCTTATCTTCTAACTCAACTTCGTAGTGCTTGTCAACCTTTTCCATAACATAAGTATGTACTAATTCACGAAAATCTTCATTTAATTCCATCACTGGAATTGTTGATGCAAGCATCTTACAGAAGTGCATTACTTGAAAATAATCTTCTTCATCTAAAGAATTTTCTGGCTGCGTTATAATTGCAACATCAATCTCGCCATTCCATACGCCATCACTATCTTGTGTTGGTCTAATACGAACAATAAAATCCTCTGGTTGTACTCTGTCATACTCTCTCTTGCTCATCACTTTCTCCTCTTTACTTTTGTACCAGAGAACTTGATAAACTCTGGGTGTTTGTTCTTGCCTTTCTCTTTTAACCATTCTTCAGGCACGATTCTATTGTAACACATAAATCCGTGCTTGTCACACCACTCTCCGTAGGTAGACTTAGCACCCTTTCGTAGTTTACGTCTGTGGTTTTCAAACACAAAACGTATATCTAATTTGGGATGCTGCTTCTTTATAGCCAGATGTTTACGTCTATCTGCTGCTGTAAACATTCCCTTTGTTTCTATTATGATACCGTTAGGTAGTACAAAGTCTGGTGTATAAGTACGGTAGGCTAGGTCTTCCCATTCTATCTTAATACATTCATAACCAAAGTCAATTTTTAGTTCTTTCAAATAATCAGATAGCTTTACCTCTAAGCCTGACCGATACCCATATTTACGTGCTGCTCGAAACTGTTTAAAGTTAGGCGGCATTGTATTTCTCTGCTAGTTCTACATAGTCAACCATCTTAGGTTCTTTTGCCTGTGACATAACAGCAGGTAGACGTGTTAGGTTAGGCCAACAGTCATTTCTGTATGAACAGAATGAACATGTTTTACCAAGAACTTTATTTCCTGTTTCTTTTCCTCGAAAGGTTTCAACCTCTGGTTCAAAGCAACGCTCAAACTTATTTTTATTTACGTTGTCTACAGTAGACTGTATTTTTGTTAACTCTTTATCTATGTCCATACCACTGGCAGGCACATACTTAAACTGACCATTTGCTTTGTTTACTACCCACCAACCGCCAGCTTTTTTGCCTGATGCTTTTGCATATCCTGCTAGTTGTGCAACATATCCAAAGGCATCGCTGCTTGCCAGAGTATTGTAGGATTCAAACTTATTTCTGTATGACCAGTCGGAAGCTGATTTAATATCGTCAACTGCATCCCGAATGACAATATCATATGTGCCAGAAATGTTAGCGTTAGGCAAGTCCAAAGTAACTTTTTCATTATCTTCATATGCCACTCCTGATTCTTTTAACAACCCTTTGAAAACAGCTTCAACGATGTCTCCAAGCATCATGTTCATTACAAATGTTGTAGGCTTTGGTAGTGCAACATCCGGTTTGTTCTTCTCATACCAAAGTTGGCAAGCGGGGCGACCCACGTTAGACATACGTAGTCTGAAGTCACCCCGTTTGCTACCACCAAACTGCCTCTTGAGTGCATCTTTAATGTCGCTTGCTACTTGGTCAATGGTGGTATCAGACATTGTTGTTTTGCCTGATACCGCATCTTCCATGTACTGATGCAATGCAAGTTCAGCAGGATGGTTCATTACGCTACCTCGTCTTCCTCAATCTCAATATCAACCAAGTCATCCACAACATCAATGTCATCATCATCCATGTCTGAGTTAGCTTTTTCAGCCCATGCATTTGCGATGTATGAGTTGTAGTTATCCACCCATGCTATGAAGTCAGCAAACATTGCTTGGTCTTCATCACTGATGTTGATTGTCTTTGAGACATCTAGCGACACTACTGGAAGGTAAAAGGCATTACCGTTAGGTAACTTTCTTTCCTGAGTGTTAGCCGTAATTAAGTGTTGCACTGGAAGACGTTGCATCTTTGCAAGTGAGGTAAAACTTTCACCAACAATCTTGAAAGCATCACGATTGTCAATCTCCCATATGAATGGAACAGCACCAAGGTCAGTTGAATCACCATTGATAGTGATGGCATCTGACAATTCTACTGTGCCAAGAACAACACGGACACGTTTAATCTGCTTAATTAAATCTTGCATCTTCTCTGGCAATGCCTTGAAGTCCTTAATGTAACCAGCAGGTTTGCCGCAGTTAAAGCCACCGTCATTATCCTTGAGGTCTATGTTCAAGTCATCTGACATGAGTGTCTTAACATAACGATTAGGTGCATCACCCATGCCACGTACAAAACGCTTGTACATGAAACGCTGCATGAACGGACGTACCTTAATTGATGAAGCATAGTAAGTTTCACCATCAGGAATCTCTAGCTTGTATGTACCGCCAGAGACAACTTCCATGTTGACCATCTTACCCTTTACTTCTGTTTGCCCCATGACAGGGCTATGATTGATACGCAAACGAGCCAAGCTGCTAGACTTTTGCTTTGAGTTATTTGCTTCAGATGCAATACCCATTGCCTTTGCCATAGCTGCGTAGTTGTTAGTATCAATTGTTGTGAGTTGTGTCATATGTTTTACTCCTTATCTTAGTTGAAAGTTCGATAGTTATATCAGCTTACATCCTTCGTGTCAAGCCAATTGTCACCTATTTTTGACTCTAAAAGAAGGGGTACATTAAAGTTAACTCCCCATCTTAATGCAATCAAATTAGGTAACTCTTTGTTTGTATTATTGATTGCATCTATTACTGCCCTTTCTTCGTTAGGATGCACGTCAATAACAATACTGTCATGCACTGTATTGACTATACATGATTTCATATTGGAAAGCAATCCCTCAATGTGCATCAATGCAATTGGCACAATATCAGCAGTAGCAAAAGACTGAACAGGGTAATTCTTTATCTGCGTAAAGTGGGATACTCTGCCACTTGCCTTGCGTACAACATCAGGAAAAGCAAACTCTCTACCTGATGGTGTTCGTATAACACCTGTGTTTAAAGCTTCTTTAGCCAATCTGGTATGCCAAATCCCAATTCCTTCGTATTTTTCTGTGAAGTGGGTGTAGTATTTTGCTTCGGCAGGTGTGCGTCCGTACCCCGTTGCCCCGTAAAGGGGCGCAAAGGTGTGCGCTTTTGCATCCTGTCTATTCGTAGGCTGACCAGCTTCACTAATAACTTTAGCGGTGTAACTGTGTACATCAAATCCAGTAGAAACTTCTTCAATTGCAACTCCATCTTGTGATAGGAAAGCGGCTGCTCGAAACTCTAACTGTGCAAAGTCAGCCTCAAGTATCTTGCCCTCTTTCCAGCGTGAAATAAATACTTTCTTTACAGGAAACGTACCACCACGTGGCATGTTCTGCATGTTAGGGTCAGCCCCAGAGAGACGACCAGTTTGTGTGCGGTGCTGCAATAAACGAACATGCAACTTACCATCACTCTTAGTGTATGTACGTATACCCTCAACGAATGAGGATAGATATGTATCAACGGCACTCAAACGCCTGACCTTAGACAGAAACTCTGCTGCATCCGTCATACCTTTTGCCTTGGCTATGTTACCAAGTGTTTCAAGATTCTGCTTACTTGTGCTGAAACCATTCGCACTAGCCCACTTAGATGATGGTGGCTTAAACTTGAGGCCAGCAATCTCGCTTGTGGAATTGAACAAAAACCCTGCAGTATTACAAGTAGGGCAACGATTAGGTCTTGCATATGGTGTGCCATCCTTCTTTGTCTTAGTTATATATCCAGACCCAGAGCAATCTGTACATTGAACCGCTTTGGTTTTGTACAGACGCTCTGTGCCACTGGACAGGAGAGTGCGGAAGTCTGTGTCATCCATGTAAGGGTCAATCGTATTAGCCCAATACGTTTTATCTTTGACCTTACGTGAATAGATAACCCATGACAACTGCTCTGGACTATTCAGATTGATAGGTGTATCACCCATCAGATTACGAACATGCTTTTGCAAATCCTTTACTAACTGTTCTCGTTCTTCTTCATACTCTTGTTTTACACTATCTAATGCATCCTTGTCAACAGTAAATCCTGTTTGATAAATACGTGACAGTGAAACACAAACCTGATTGGTGAGAGTAACTGTGTCATATAACCTACTGTCTGTAGTGTTTAGTCTATACATCAGCTTATCAGATAATTCCTGTGTAGCATGAAGGTCAGCAGACAAATATTCAGTCAACTCATTATAAGGTATTGTACGTGTGCTATACCCCTTGGCAAAGTATTCTTTAAGGGTGTCTTGTTTCTTTGTATCTAATTCATATCTTTCTGCACAAGCTTCAAGAGACAAAGGTTTTTTCTGCCCACGCTGTAGCACATACTCAGCAAGCATTGTGTCAAACACAGGGCCATCATACTTAAATCCTGACTCCCATAGCCACAGCAAGTCGTGTGCTGCATTGTGCATGATGAGTACAGTTGCCTCATCTAAAAACCATTGCACACGCTCATGATAATCTTTTTGATTGGGAACATCTGCATGGTCAAATGGAAAGTGTCTCTCAACACCTTGGTCAGTTAACACACCAATCATAGTTAGTGAATTGTCTGGCTCAAAGGGGTCAAGATGCATCTTACCATTACGATGCGTCACTGTATTTTCTACGTCTAATACTAATTTCATTATGCTTCATACCTCGCTGT